ATAAAAGCTAGTTTTCTTAGTGCCATTCTTTCTATTTGTTCTACTTTAAATCGTGGTATTTGCAAGATATAAGCGACTTCTTCTTGCGTAAAATGGTTATCACTTCTGTGTTCTTTCAAACTTTTCATCTATTTTCCTCAGTAAAGATTCAAGACGATGATTCCATAACTTAGAATCGACATTTTGAGGCCATGTAACTAGATACTCTTTAATTGTTTCTGTAGCCACGATATAGTCTATTTCTTTTTGCTTGGATAATAAAGACTCTATTTGCTCACTTATCGTCATTTCTAGCCTCCATCATTGCATCAGCTACTGTATAAGCATAATTCCCAACCCATTTATCAATTTCTTCAATGTGGTTACTAAATCTATCAGAATTAGCAATAATTGCTTGCATAGCATGACTAGCAAAGTAATCTCTCAAATCCATAAATCTGCCATCAGAATCTTTGGGAATTGCTTTCATACAAGTTCTGCCTTTCTTTTATCTTTGGCCTTGGAAATACGATCAATCGCAACCTTATCTTTACTCAGTTCTTTATATGCTTGACCATAAGCACCTTTAAGCGTATCCATATCTAAGCACTCATTAATCATGTCACACCAATTAGTGCATAAATCAGTTAAATCAGGTGTTTCTTCATCAATAGCATCACTTGGTAAATCCTCTCCAGCGTAGATATAAAGACCAAGACCATGTAACGCTATTGCTTTAGCCAGACATCGTTGCATAGCTGTATTTACTGAAAAACTATCAGGATTAGTCATAGCTTTATTCTGATTATTCATAACTGGTAACTGTGCAGTCATCTTCTTACCAAATGCCTCAACTGTGCAAAACACCATCAAAGTATCACCAAAAGCCATTGGTTGATCGTAAGTCCAAGTAGCTAATGGGTCTAGTTGTAATAGCTGATCTACTGCCCATGCCCACGAAAGATAGGTAAATTTACCTTTTTTCTCTGTGTGTTCGTTAATGTTAATCTTGCGTAATTCTAAGTATTTACTCATCGTTTAAATCTCCATTGTGAAATTCGCGTTCAGCCTGTTGTGTAGCTAATTTATGTGCAAAATCGTAGGCTTTTAAGTAGATGTAATTGCCTAGACCAGTCATATCGTTTTCGTTTACATACTCAGCCATTTCTAAATTTTCTTTGACTGTAAGTTCTGAAACAGCCTCAGCAATCAATTTAGATGGTTTGTAATCAGTCTTGATAAGTTGATTGATACGATCATCAATAAGTTCTTGTCCATCGTCAGATAGTGGGTCAATCCATAAGGTAGTCATTATCTAACTCCTTGTAGTAACCAGATTGTTAGTGCAGGGCCAAACATTACTGCAAATCCTACTAGTGCCTCTATAAATGTTCTCATAACTTCTCCAAAGTTAAATGGGAGATTTCTCTCCCAATAATTAATTAATCAACAATTTTTTTGTGGTTTGTAAAACTTCTAGTGTCTGTGTATTCAAACAAAGCATATTTTGCTTGATTCATTATTTGTCTAGCACATTCAGGATCATCCATTTCTAAAGCGAACTGTGCATCTGAAAGCAATCCAGCAACAAACATGGAGAGGTTACTTGCACGATCAATTTTTCTATCGATTTGTGCTTCTGTGCATCCGTACATTTCTTTTTGGTTCATTTCATTTCCTTTACATTTCATTGTTTAAGTTACTGCATGACTTAACTATAAACACTTAAATACCACAAGTCAATACTTTTTTTAAATATTTTCACATATTTTTATAGGGGATTTCCCTAATACAAATAACATATGCAAACATTCATTAAGTATAGTATATTCTACGAAAGAAAGGAAATAATTATGAAACCAATGGATTTATTAAAGATTGAATTTGGCTCACTAAGAAACTTGGCTGAGGCTTTACAACTTAGACCCAATACTGTTGTGCTATGGGGTCAAACTCATATACCATTTAAGTATATAAAGGAAATCGAGAGGTTATCAGAAAATAGAGTTACTAGGGAAATGCTAAGACCAGATGTGTTTGGAAAAAAGCATGACTTATAGGATAAAAAACTGGTCTAAATTTCAGCATTTCAAGGATCGTAGACCTCCTTGGATAAAACTTTATCGTGATCTTTTAGATGATTTAGAGTGGTTTGAGCTCGATCCAGTATCTTCTAAGAATTTAATTAACTTTTGGCTAATAGCTAGTGAATTTAATGGTGAACTACCAAGCATTGAAATTCTAGCTTTTAGATTAAGACTTAAAAAACAAGAAGTTACAACGATATTATCCAAGCTATCACATTGGATGGAACAATATGATAACAGTACGATATCAACACGATATCAAAGTGATAGTACAGAGAGAGAGACAGAGATAGAGAGAGAGACAGAAACAACTATATTGGTGGACTCCAAGATTCCACCATGTCCTCATAATGAGATTATTAATATTTATCATGAAGTCTTACCTGAACTACCTAGAGTTGTTAGTTGGAATAAAACTAGAGAGGGTTATCTAAAACAACGATGGAGACAAATGTTTGTAGAGTTTGAATGTAAAGACACAGAAGATGGGCTAGATTGGTTTAGAAACGATTTCTTTGTATTTGTCAAAGGTTCTAAGTTTTTAACAGGTAAAGTCGTATCTAAAGATAGAAAGCCTTTCCTAGCTGACTTAGAGTGGATGATTAAGCCTATGAACTTTACAAAAATAATAGAGAGAAAATATGAAAATTAAACTTGATAAACCTGTTTTGCAAGAGAAAAAAACTTATTTCTGTAACGCTTATGGTTGTAAGTTACAAGCAAGTATGGGACTAGGAACAGATGGAACTGGTGCGTTCTATTGTCGATTTCATTACGGATCAAAGCCAAACAAGAATGATTACATAACGCTACAGATTGATAAAAACAAAGATTTGGTGAATTTCTTGGATATGTCACTTAGACCTGAGTTGTTCTTTGAGGGTTCATTTGATGATAAAGCAAACTTAACTTTAAAAACTGGTTTGAAGGGTTTAGAACTAGAACACTTATGGGATGCGACAAACTACAAGACTTCTAAAAACATTTTAGGTGAGTTGAACTCAAGATTAAAAGTAGATACTGAGAAAGTATTTGCTAAGTCAGAAGTTAAAGAACAGTTTAAAACGATGTTAGAAATGTTAAAAAAGGGGAAACATGAATGAGTTGGCTCTTTTCGCAGGAGCTGGTGGGGGCATACTTGGGGGACATTTGCTTGGATGGCGAACAGTCTGTGCCGTTGAGTGGGAAGCCTACCCAGCAAGCGTACTTGTCGCAAGACAAAATGACAAAATACTCCCGCCTTTCCCGATTTGGGATGATGTTCAAACCTTTGACGGAAAGCCTTGGAGAGGAATTGTTGATGTCGTATCTGGAGGATTTCCATGCCAGGACATTAGTTCAGCCGGAAAAGGAACAGGAATTGATGGTGAAAGAAGTGGAATGTGGCGAGAGATGGCAAGGATTATTGGCGAGGTTAGACCCAAATACGCATTTGTGGAAAATTCCCCAATGCTCACTACTAGAGGACTCGGAACAGTCCTTAGAGACCTGGCCGAGATGGGGTACGATGCAGAATGGGGAGTGCTTTCAGCAGCCGATGTTGGTGCAAACCATCAAAGAGAAAGAATTTGGATTGTTGCCAAACAACGAGACATTCTTTCATACACCGAACACAACAGGCATGGATGGGGGGAGCAACAGTCGGAAAGCACTCAAGAAACGGATGGCAGATACTCCATCGGGGAATTGGCCAACTCCAGTAGTTCACGACTACAAAGTGGGAGCAAATGGATATGGTCTGGATGCAATGTTTCACAAAAACAATCAGAAAACTTGGCCGACTCCATTGAGTTCAGAATACAAAGCAAATTATCAAATAAGAGAAAAACATCAAAATGGATTGACGGCAATGGTGATGCAAAAGGAAAAGAATTTACCAACACCAGCAGCGAGAGATTGGAAGGGAGCAGTCAAGTCTGGGAAAAGAATAACAAAATCAGGCAAAACGCAGAGCTATGGAGATCAATTGCCAAACATAGTTGGTGGTCAATTGAACCCAATGTGGGTAGAGTGGCTTATGGGGTGGCCGATAGGGTGGACAGACTTAAAGCCATTGGAAATGGACAAGTCCCACTTTGCGCAGCAACAGCCTGGACAATCTTAATGGAGAGAATAAATGGACTTTAATAATTTAGACGAAGATGATATTTCAGAAGCATATCAAATGCTATCTAATACCGATAGGAAACATGCGAAACTATATAGTCATCTTGAATACCTCAAGGAAGCCATGAAACAAGCCAAGGCTCATGAATTTTTAAAGTCTGATGGGACAGTAGCAGAACGACAAGAAAAAGCCATAGCGAGCGTTTCATACGATAATGCAGTCAAAGAATGGATAAAGGCTTTAGAGGAATATAAAATATTA